GACGAAATCGCGGGGGTAGTAGTCGAGTCAGACGAAACTCCAATTGCGTATCCGGCCCCCGTCCCTTCAACAGTCAGACTGTTCGCGCCCGAAGTTGTGGAAGGCTTGATGATGACCGTGGCGGTTGATGAGCCTGAAGTTGTAGACCCGTTAAACAATGCCGACTTGCCGACAAAGTTGCCCGTAATGTTTAGTGTTGATCCATCCCACAACAGCGATTGAGTAGACGAACCGATGCTGAACTTATATGCACCACCGCTGTAGCCAAGGAAAAAGCCGGTTCCGGTGTTGTATGCGGTTTGACCGCCCTTGATGTTTCCGGTGCTGCTGACGGTTAGTGAATCCTGAACAGTGAGCGCACCCGTGTTGACCGTAATGGCCGACAGCGTGCCAACCTTCAGGCTTGAGATGTAAGGCGTCGTCCACACCGTATTCCCGGTGGTCGGGTCATAGATGCCGTCGCTTTGATACAGCGAGTCAGTGCTAGACGGGTTGGGATCAGACGCGCCCCAAGTAGCTGCAAAGCCCCAAGTGGATAGAGACTGTGCGCTTGAGGGGAATGATGCTGAACCCGATGTGGTGATGTTGCCCGACACCGGGGCCGGGTTGTTAGGAACCCGCGCAAAACAGATGCGGGAGGACGCGCCATTTGTGCCTGAACCTGTTGGACCCGTGGTGCCCGTTGGCCCAGTCACCCCTGCGTAGCCTGCCGACAGAATGCTTGCCGTCGACCAATTGATCGTGCTTGTCGCGTCGGCATCGGTGGCAATCAAATTGACGGTTGCCGCCCAAAGCGTAAAGCCCGCGCTTGGCGATACCGTGATGGTGGTTGACCATCCGGCGGGCACAGGGCTAATGTTGCCTGTTGCCCATGTGTAGGTTGAGGTGCCTGTTGGGCCTGCGGGAATGGTGATCGCCCATTGATAGACAACGGCACGCCCGGTTTTGTTTCCTGTGCCGCCGGTTGCGCCCGAACTTCCCGTGGGGCCGGTTGGTCCGACCGCAGAAGTTGGCGACCAAACAAAAGCAGCAGACGTTGTAGAAAGCTGCGAGATGGAAACTTCGTTTTCTACCGAGAAGGCGAAGTAGTAAGTTGCCGGAGCAAGATTGACGTTAGGGAACTTAAGTGACAGGCCCGGTGCAAATGCCGCCGCGTTGGACGCTGATTCTGTATTCCAAACCTTCCAATCACTAGGCGTCGGAGAAGCTGACGTTGTGTAGTACAGCGTGACCCTTGTGACCCGAACGGTCGAAGGAAGTTGACAAACAACACTGAAGGTCGGCGGCTGCACGCTAGGTGCTTGGTCTGTAAATGTCGGAGCAGATAGCGTTGGGAAGTAATAGCCCGACTGAAGATCGCTGTTGGGCGCAGGCGTAAATGCCGTGATTGGCATATCGTCATAGACCTGAGCGTTGTACTCGCTCAGTTCAAAACGCGCACCAAGGTTGCCGTCCGGCAGACTTGCTTCGTTGACCTTGATGACTCGGAACAGCTTGTTCGTCCAACCATAGGCTGCATTGGTTACGCTAACCACATCGCCTGCGTTGACCTGAATGCCGGGATATGCCGTGTTGAAGGAAACGATCAGGTCTTCGCGGGCCTGCTCCAACATTCGATTGCCAAGGTACTGCGCCTGAACAGAGTCATTGACCATGCTCAGGGTCGCGGTGTACTTGTTCACCGGCTCATTCGGATAAAGCAGCGAAGGATTGAGTGCCGCTAGATCAAGGAAGACATAGCCGGGTTTGTCTTTGTTGTCTTTCCAAGGAAACGACAACTCAACCTGATTGATGCTTGATGTGATGTCGGTGGCCGATACCCGAATGTCGCCAATGATGTTGGTGTCATCAAACGCAAAGCCCGTGGACTCTGCCTTGTTGATGATGGGTGCCCACTGCCCCGACTCAGCTTGATAGCCAATCCACGAGTCGCAAGCAATCAGTACGTTTTCGATGTTGTTGAGTACGGTTTCGCCCGTATCAATGACGCCGTTGATCCGATACCGCGCCTGAGTTGCTGACCCGCCGCCCGATGGCGTGTAGGTGATTGTTTGGTCTGAGTAGGTATCAAGGTCGTCGCAAGCCGTGGTGTTGACGTTTGCCAAAGGCACCGCGCCGCCATAGACCGTGTTGGTCAGATAGTCCTTGAGGACAGAGCCGGGCTTTGCAACGCCGGTGCCGTTCAATGCGTGCTTGACCCTAAAGGTCAGAGGCTGCAAGCCGGTCGATCCCGCATCGGTCGAATACTTTAGGTAGACGATTGCAAATGCAAGCCCGTTCATCTGCCGACCCGAGGCAGGCCACCGAAGCGCGGCGGGGATGTCTACGCCACCCATTGCCACATTCGGTGCAGTGCCGAGAACGGTTGTGATGGTTCCCGCTGCGGTCGAGGTGTAGAGGTTGATGTAGAGGTAACCGTTGATCTTTGTATCGACGTTACCCGCGCCGTCAGTCAAAGAGGCGACTTGGTTGGTTCCGGGCGCAAAGGTGATAAGCCGATCACCGTAGTAAAACTGCGTAGTGTCGTAGGTGAACTGACCGTTTGGCGAGATGTTGCTGATCGCCAAGACGTAGTACATCGCTTGATTGTCAGAAGTCAGCACCGCATCAACGAAGGTGCCGCCCATCCATGCGTCGCCATAGACGACAGGGATAGAGTTGTCTGCGCTTGGGGGAATCTGCTGCCTTACGCCGTTGTCTTGCTGACGCGGAGGCTTTGCGCCAAACACCCGAGTCACTGTGTAAGAAACAGCAAAGTTGATTGCAAAAACGGTCGCGGCGTATGCCGTCGCACCAATACTTGCAACAGTAATACCGAGTTGAGCAAGAATGATTGAACCGGGCATTTCTATTCCTTGCAGAAGGTGGACTCAATCCGCTTGAACCCGCGACCCTCTAAATCAATTGATGGGCTGCTAGTCATAAGCGACACGCTCATAACCTGCGCCCGACCTTCCTTGATCAGCTTTTCGGCCTTGACCTTATAGGCAACAAACAACTTGCCGCCGATTGTTCCATCTCGGTGCGCGGGGTCAACCCACCATGCCAACTCTTTAACCTCATGCACGCCGGGGCACCAAATATTTGGCGTGATGATGGCGGCAATCATTCCGCGATATTGACTGTCAACAAAGATGAACCCGCGACCGCAGATCAAACTAAACAGGAAGTGCCTTACATAATAGTTGTCGTGAAACGCAGCTTGCCGAAGTTTGAAGATAGGCGACTCTGATGCGTACTTACGCATCATCTCAACGCAAGCGTCTAGATCAAACTTGGATGCTTCGCGGATCAATTTTGTTGTGTCTCCGGTATCTCTTGACCGCCACCCGGCTCTGAAATGCTTCCCGTGTTGGGCTTGCCGCCGAAGTCAAAGTAGGTGTTCGATATGGCATCAACTCGGCTCATGGAGGTGTCGCCGGGGTAGATAGACTGCCAAATGGTCTTGTTGGTCTTGATGCCTGCAAGCCGGTTTTCTAGCACCCGCCTCATGCTTGAGCAAGTGATATTGCAAGTCGCCACGCGCTGCCGCATCTGCTCGTTGAAGTCTTCTGTAATGTTGACGTTGTTGATGATGCCTTGCCACCGCTTGAAGAATTGAAGCGTCGGCGTGGTGATGATCTGATTGTCAGAGTCAAGGAAGCCGCGCCAAACCTCTACGGTGCTGCCTTTGATGTCGCTTGAAAGAATCAGAGCAACGTAGTTCGGGTCAATGCCGGTCAAAGAGATCGACATATCAAACGAGGTTGCCTTGACATCCCGCTGCACTTCACCGACAGCCAATAGCGCCCCGAGCGAACTAAACGTGATGCCGCTGACCGTCACAGGCGCAGCAGCGTTACAGAAGGTGTAAACGGTTGGCGATGCGGGATTGCCAACTGACAGCTTGACGAATTCGGCGTGTCGGATGTTTGCGCTATTAAGCGCGGTCATCGTGGTGGTCATGGCGCGACGTTCTCCCGAAACACGAATGGCTCATCCCAATTCACAAATGCGCCGTTTGTCATAGGCGTGAGCGAGTAGGTCGGGCAGACTTCCGCATACACCGGGAAGTAAACAGATGAACCAACTGCCGTGAGTGTTCCTGTGGCGGGTGTACCAATCACCGGACGATGAAGATTGACGCTGACCGTTGAGGCACTTCCACGCAACACATTGGCCGTGACTTTGTAGACGTAGCTGCCGAGTTGCAGGAAGTCGCCTGCCTTAAAGACATAGGACGTGGAAGATACGGCGGGAAGATTGCCAACCGTGATCGTCTGCGAGTTGGCAGGCGGGACTGATGCAAGCGTCAAAGCCGCAGCCTGTCCTGCACTTAGGTCGCCCTGATAAGCCGTGAACCAAGAAAGCGTGGTGCCGCTAAACGTGATGTTTGCGGCCGTCTGCCGGTCGAGGTTGTCGATGGTCTGAATGACATCCCGAACCTGTGGGTAGTACAGGTAGTTGTGCGGGACGATGGTGAACACCCAAGGTACTGAAGTGAGGTACTGCGCCGTCCTGATCTGCCCGCCTCGCGTCACTTGCTGACCGATGGTTCGTCGGTTGTTCACAGTCATCGACTGCTGAATGTCAACGATGGTTTGGAATGACATTTACATTCTCCCTGCGCCCAATGGCAGTCGTTTCTGAGCGTACAGGTTGGCCGCCCACACTGCGTTTGAACTGCCCATGATGCGTTCTTCAAACGACTTCACATCAATCGCGTTGATGTAGTTGTTGGTCACGGTGGTGCCACCGCCTGCGCTTTGCAGATTGTG